CGGGAGCGTCAACGGAAGAGGAGAGGGCAACCGCAGAAGGGAGAAGGGCGGGAAAGGCCCTTCCATAGAAGGAACGAGACCGGGGAAGACCGGCCAGAAGGGGTCCAAGGTACTACTTGGCTCTTATAGAGATGCGGGGCGGGGAAGGCGCATTATTTTCGCCGATGGGGACCAAAAAAATTTTCGCATTTCGTTACGCATTGCATGAAAAAAATGAAAGAAAGTACAAAAGCGTACACGGAGATATGTTATTATTGTAGCATGGAAATTAATAAAAGCGGAGCCTGTTAGGGGAACCGCTGGAAAAAGTTACAAGTAAGCAGGCTGTCAGGAATGAGGTGTGATATGGCAGAAAGTGGAGATGACAAGGAACTGTGCAAAGTTGATGTTATTGCAAATCTGTTTGGTGTCAGCGTGAGAAGGGTTCAGCAGCTTACACAGGAAGGAATCATATCTACTACTGAGGTAAAAAGGGGGCGTAGATATGAGCTTACACCAACCGTTCAGAAATACATCAAATATCTATCGGATAAAGCCTATGGGAAGGCACAGTCGGAGACAGAAGCAAAATTGAAAGAACAGAAGCTCAAAGCGGAGATTGCCTTAAAAGAATCCCAGGGAGAGCTTCACAAATTAAGGACAGAAATTGCGGCCGGACGATACATTTCCGTTGAGGAAGTGAAATTGGATTACGGTCGTTTTTTTGTATCATTTAAGAAATTCGCAATGTCGATACCGAGTAAGCTGGCAGGGCGCTTAACCGGTTTTGTTGATCCGGTGGAAGTACGGTCAATCGAAAATGATCTTCAGAAAGAAGTGAAACGGTTATTAAGCAGCTTCGTTCTGAGTTCCGTACCTGACGATGGCAGCAAGACGGAAAAAGATAGAAGTAACTAAATATCAATGGGAAGCCCTGCAATTCCTACGCCCGCCAGAACAGCTTACTGTTTCAGAGTGGGCAGAAAAATATCGTATGCTGGATTCCAAGTCTTCTGCGATGCCAGGGCCGTGGAGCAATGACATTACACCATACCTTACGGGTGTGATGGATGAGTTTAACAATTATGAGACTGAAAAGATAATATTTGTTAAGCCTACACAGATCGGTGGAACAGAAGCTCTGCAGAACATGATTGGATACATTGTTATGCAGGATCCTTCACCGACAATGATCGTGTATCCTACGGATACGCTTGCAAAGTCAGTGTCGGAAAACAGATTGCAGCCCATGTTGAAGGCAACGCCGGAAATCGCTAAGAAATTTGATGAAAATTCATCATTATTAGAACTGCAATTTGACAGTATGTATATAAGTTTAACTGGATCAAATTCTCCTTCAGGACTTGCCAGCAAGCCTATCAGGTTTCTGATGATGGATGAGGTAGATAAATATCCTGGTGCAAGCAGTAAAGAGGCAGATCCTATAAAGCTGGCTACGGAGCGTACCAAAACGTTCCATAACAAAAAAATATATATTACAAGTACACCGACATTAAAGACAGGTCACATCTGGAAGGAAAAAGAAGCTGCGGATATTGAAAAGCATTTCTTCGTGCCATGTCCGCATTGCGGGGAGTACATAGAATTCAAGTTTCAGAATATCCGGTTCCCGGACGATGAAGGAATGAGCTATGCTGACCGAGCGGAATTTGCCACATATGTATGCCAGGAATGTGGTTGTCTTATAACTGATAATGATAAGCACAACATGCTAAAACTCGGTGAATGGAGAACCGTACGCCACAATACGAAATATGTTCGCAATGTGGCGTTTTGGATTAATACTCTGTACAGCCCGTTTGTACGCTGGTCTGATATTGCAAAGGAATTCCTTGTATCGAAGGATGACCCGGAAGATTTACAGAACTTTGTAAATTCCTGGCTTGCAGAAGCGTGGGAGGATACAAAGTTGAAAACCAGTGCAGAACTTGTGCTGGAGAGACAGACGGAACTTCCGGCTTACGTTGTTCCACAGTGGACAAAGCTGCTTACAGCAGGTGTCGATGTGCAGGAGAATTCTCTGTATTGGTCGATCAGAGCATGGGGGGAGTTCCTAACAAGCCAGAACATAGCGCATGGACAGTCATTATCCTTCGAGGAAATAGACCGCATTATGAATATGCAGTATATGACAGAAGAGGGTGATCCGATGGTTGTGAATCTTTGTTTGATTGATTCAGGAGACCAAACGGATATCGTATATGATTTTTGTGCACTTCATTCAGATTATGCTTTGCCTGTTAAGGGATCCAGCCATGCACAGCTTAGCCATTATAAGTTAAGCATGGTAAATAAGACGGATAGTAGGGCGTATGGTATGCAGCTTGTTCTTGTGGATGGCGGCAGATATAAAGATATGATTGCCGGACGTATGCAGCGACCAAATGGAAAAGGAAGCTGGATGGTGTATTCCGGGTGTGATATGGAATACGCGACACAGGTTACTGCAGAACACAAAGTAAATGTAAAAACACCAGGCGGAACCAAACAGGTGTGGCAGAAAAAGAGTAGCCATGCCGATAATCATTATCTCGATGCAGAGGTTTACACTCTGGCCGCAGCGGATGTGATGGGCGTCAGGACGTTGCATCTTGTGGAAGAACAGCAGGTAAAGCCTGCCAGGGAAGAGCCTGAGACACCGGAAGAACAGTGGATTAAGGCAAACGAGAATTGGATTTAAGGAAGGAGATCGTTTATAGATGGCAGACAGCACAATAAACCAGATGCCGGTTACGACACAGGGTATGCTTGACAGCGTTAATTCAGCTATCATGGCTATCGCAGTCGGAGGGCAATCTTACAAGATTGGATCCAGAAGCCTTACAAGGGCGGACCTGAAACAGCTTTATCAGATAAAAAATGATCTTACCGCACAGTTGCAGCGGGAAAATGCGAGTAGCCTTCTGGATGACTGCTATGTCGCTGTCTTTTCAGGGAGGTAATTATGAACGACTGGTTAGGAAATGTGATTGCCGCATTTTCTCCGGAAGCGGCGTACAGAAGGGAATCATACCGGCAGGCATACTTAGAACTGAAATCTTATTATGATGCGGCAGATCGCACTGGAGTCAATCAGAACTGGCGGGCTATGAATACATCTGCGGAATATACAGATCGGTATAGCCGGGACGATGTACGTGCCAGAGCGAGAGATCTGGAACGTAACAGCGATATCATGAACTCTGTTGTAGGACCATTCCGAAGAAATGTAGTTGGCGGTGGGTATCAGGTGCAGGCAAAAACGAGGGATCCTGAGCTTAACAAAAAAATTGAGAAAGCCTGGCGGAAATGGTGCAAAAAAAGAAACTGTGATGTGACGGGAACGCAGAGCTTCAACCAGATCATGAGAATGGCGGTTGAGAGGAAGAAAATTGATGGCGGTATTCTTTTTGTGAAAAGGTATACTTCAGAAGGCTTTGTTCCATTCCAACTACAGATGATCGAAGTGGATGAACTGGATCTGACTATAATGCAGGCGCGAAACGCAGACAACAAGGTAGTAGGAGGAATCGAATACAACTCGTTTAATAAGCCGGTTGGATATTATATCAGACAGTATGACATTGATGGCTTTACACAGAGAGATCCTGTGTATGTCGAAGCCAAAGATGTCATTTTTTATTTCACGAAAAAAAGACCGTCACAGCTTCGGGAGATATCTGATATGTCTCATACGATCCAAAGGATCAGGGATGTAAATGAGTTCATGACGGCGGTATCAGTAAAAGAACGTATTGCGGCCTGCCTTGCGGTCTTTATTAAGAAGGCGATTCCTACGTCAGGAATGGGAGGCGTAGGGCGTAGCAATAATGCAGGTAAACAGCCGGAACATATTGTTTCTTATGAAGGAAAAACCATAAGTCCTGGAATGATTAAAGAGATGAACGCTGGGGATGAAGTTCAGGTGGTTAATCCTTCCGGGCAGGGAAGTGATGCTACCAGCTACACGAAGCTCCAACAGCGGCTGATCGGTGCTGGACAGGGAATCAGTTATGAAGCAAGCAGCAGGGATATGGCAGAGAGCACCTATTCTTCCACCAGACAAAGTCTTATTGAGGATAATCTTACTTATCAGGAAGACAAGGAACAGATTATAGAAATCCAGGATGAAATCTATGAGACATTTATCATATCAGCAGTTCTTTGCGGAAAACTGGATATCAAAGATTTCTGGAACAACAAAGATGAATATCTGGATCATGAATGGGTGCAGGAACCGAAAGCGTGGATTGATCCTCAGAAGGAATCTAATGCGACTATGACGGCACTGCAAACCGGCCAAAAAACTTTTAAGCAGATTGCAGCGGAGAATGGACGAGACTGGAGATCACAGATTGATGATATGGCAGAAGTAATCCAATATGGACAAGAAAAAGGAATTGATATGGGAGGTATTTTGTTTGGAAAGAAGACAGAAGGACCGGCCGCTTCTTCTGAAGAGGGAGACGGAGACGAGTCAGAAAAAAAGAAATAGCGAACGGAGCGGAAGCCTTCAGCGTTATCTGACAAATTGTAGCATTACACGAATGGAAGGAGAGGGAAATGAACGAAAGTTCACCCTCTCTTTTTCGTCGGAAGAACCTTATGACAGATGGTGGGGAACAGAGATTCTTGCACATACGGAAGGAGCAATGGATCTTACCAGACTGAATTCCATTGGAGTGGTTTTGTATAACCATAACAGAGATAAGGTTCTCGGGAAAATTCTTCGGGCATGGGTGGAAAACAGCCGTGGATATGCGGAGATCGAGTTCGACCAGGATACTGAGGCGGATGTGATTTATCAGAAAGTGGCAGGCGGGAC